TCATGAACCGCCGTATGCGGAACCGCACGTACGGTGGTGTGAGAGGGCGGCGGGAGTAATCCCGCTCCCTACTCGATCCCGAATTTCAGCGCTCCTTGCCTGACCCCATCAGGCCTTTTTATTCCAGTTTTCCAGTCATGCCACGGCGCCTTTGCTCCCCGGCGGGTTAGCTCGTGGACGTGACTGGGGATTCAACAATTGCGCTGCCAAGTCCAAGGACGGCTCACTAATGGGCCAAGCCCCGGAATCTACCACTATGAGGAATCAATCTATGAGCGAGCCGGCATCAACAGCGCTGGCTGGCTTTGGTCTAACCAAGATCGCTGGCTTCTTCTTCGGCGCCACCTTCGCGGCCATTGTCGTAATGGCCATGACCCAGCCCAAGAGCACGCGTGAGTGGGTAGTCGCCCTGATTTGTACTGTCATCGCTTCGGTATGCGGTGGAGCCTTCGTTGTGCAGTGGTTCGACCTGCACGCATGGGCAGAGGTGTGGCATGGCTCGGTCGCGCTGGCTGGCCTGCACTTCGTCTGCGGCCTTCCTGCCTGGGTGTTCGTGCGCGCCTGGTTCGCGTATGCGGATAAGCGTCAGACCATGACTCTGATCGACATGATCAAAGAGATACGTGAGGCGTTGGGGCGCTGATGACCACCAAACTCTACTTGGCTGAGCGCCCCGCATACGGCATCCCCGGAGGTAAGGCTCTGATGCTCGTGGATCAGAATGGCGATGCCTTGCCGGCACAGGTCTGTTGCGATCTGCACCAGGCTGCCGACGAGATACCCACGGTAACTGTGACCATGAATGTCTATGGCCGTGGCGTGACCCTCGGCGAGCCTCCCTGTATGGGGCCTGTCTGGATGCAGCGGGCAAACACTATCGCAGCTATGGCTGTTGCCGAGATCGTGATCATGGCTGAGCAGGCAAAAGCCCGAGTCGTATATGGCCTGCAGTAGATGCCATCAGGGACGAGAGTGGATAGCCAAGTGGGCACGCATTGCATGGGAGAGAGCACATGGAGTCAAGCAAGAGTCTGCTGGTGGTAAAAGCCAGCACAGCACTGACGAACGAGATGCGAGCCAAGATAGCGCAAATGATGGAACCAATCGCTGAGCGCTGTGGCTGTGAGGTGTTGGTTGCCGACGAAAGCTTTGACGCCAGCATTCATTCAGACATCAAGCCGCTTATCGAACAACAGCTGATCGAGCAGCGCAAGACCAACGAGCTACTGCTGACACTGATCGAAGCGCTGAGTGAGGACCAGGGCGTTGATGAGGACCAGCAGCCAGTTATGTATATGGACGGCACAAAGGCTTAACCATGGGCAGGCTCACCACAGTCAAGCCCCGGGTGCAGATGGCGCAAGGGCGTCAGATGGCGGTAGCGGACTGCGAGAGCTGGCGTTCAGGCAAGACCACTGCAGAGCGCGGTTACGGTGGCAAGTGGCAGAGAGAGCGTGAGCGGTTCCTGTTCAAGCATCCATTGTGCTGCTACTGCCAAGCCAAAGGGATAGTTACAGCGGCCACTGTGGTTGACCACAAGGTTCCACACCGCGGTGATCAGTCGCTGTTCTGGGATCAGAAGAACTGGCAGCCACTGTGCAAGACGTGCCACGACTCGGACAAGCAAGCTGAAGAGCGAGGCGACCGAGAGCCCCGCTGGTAGGGGTGGGGGGGAGGTCAAAATGTTTAAAAGGCCCGCGCTACCTGACCGCGCCCAATCTCATTTGCAGAAAATTTCCCAACTTGAAGGAATTTGTTAATGGCGCTCACAACCAAGAAGCGTCGTTTTGCCGAATCCAAGGTGGGCGGCGCTACAAACAAAGAGGCGGCAATTGCCGCTGGATACGCGGTTTCATCGGCTTCTGCGGCTGGTTCGAGGCTGATAAAAGACCCTGATGTGGTCGAATCCATTGAAAAGTTAAAGGCTCAGCTTGATGTTAAAGGTGAGCCTCGCAATGGCGATTCAATTCATGATGACTCGCCGGACCCGTCACTGCTTGAGCCGGGCGGCGATTTTCTCGACTCAATACCGTACACAGAAGATCCGCTGACCTGGCTGCTCGCGCTGATGAATGAGCCGCAAGCCAAGGTATTTGACCGCCGAAATGCTGCTCAAAAGGCTGTCGACTTCATCCATTCCAAGAAAAGCGATGCTGGAAAGAAAGCCGCGAAGAACGAAGCAGCAAAACAGGTTGCTGGTGGCAAGTTTGCAGCTGCCAAGGCTCCTGGCCATTTGCGATCAGTGAAGTAAATGGAATGGTCAACGGCTTGTCCCGATTGGGCTGAGCGCCTTGTCGCTGGCGAGTCGATTATTCCGCCGCCCATCTTCGCGGATGAGGCAGAGCATGCGCTCTCAATATTCAAGCAGTTGCGGATACCTGACCTACCGGGTAAGCCAACCTTTGGCGAATGCTCTGATCAATGGGTGTTCGACTTCGTTGCCGCCATCTTCGGGGCTTACGATTCGGAAACCGGCAATCAGCTGATCCGTGAGTTCTACATGCTGATCAGCAAGAAGAACACAAAGTCCACGATAGCTGCAGGCGTCATGCTTACAGCGCTGATTCTTTGCTGGAGGGAAGAGGAAGAGCATCTAATCCTCTCGCCAACTAAAGAGGTGGCGGACAACAGCTTCAAGCCTGCGGCCGGGATGATCCGGGCAGATGATGAACTGACTGATATGTTCCAGATTCAGGATCACATCAGGACGATCACGCATAGGGTCAGCCGTAACAGCTTGAAGGTAGTGGCGGCTGATACCGATACCGTGTCAGGCAAGAAAGCTGGCAAGGTGATGATTGACGAGCACTGGCTGTTCGGCACCAAAGCCAATGCTGAGTCCATGTTCATGGAGGCGACGGGCGGGCAGGTATCACGCGACGAAGGCTGGGTCATCTACATGACCACACAGAGCGACAAGCCACCGGCCGGCGTATTTAAGGAGAAGCTGCAATATTTCCGAGATGTGCGGGACGGCATAATCGTCGACAAGCGCTGCCTTGGCGTGTTGTACGAGTTCCCGGAAGACATGGTGAAGTCCAAGGCTTACATGGACCCGGCCAACTTCCATATCACCAACCCAAACTTAGGCCGATCTGTCAGCCGAGAATGGCTTGAAGACCAGCTGCGCAAGAAGATCAACAAGACTGACGGCAGCTTGCAGCAGTTTCTGGCCAAGCATCTGAACATCGAGATCGGCCTAGCGCTTCGCTCTGACCGCTGGGCCGGTGCCGACTTCTGGCAGGATCAAGTGCAACCCTGCACGCTCGAAGAATTGATAGAGCGCTGCGAAGTCGTTGATCTTGGCGTTGACGGTGGTGGCCTCGATGACTTGCTCGGCCTGTATGCAATAGGCCGCGAAAAGGATACAGGCCGCAAGCTGGGATGGGGTTATGCCTGGGCTCACCCGTCAGTGCTTACGCGCAGGCAGGATATTGCGCCGGCATTGCAAGACTTCTCCAATGATGGGCACCTGACCATTGTCGAGCGTGTTGGTGATGACGTTGAAGAACTGGCCGACATCTGCGAGCGCGTTCATGATGCAGGCCTGCTCGACAAGATAGGCTGCGACCCGGTCGGGCTCGGCACAATTCTGGACAAGCTGGAAGAGCGCGGCATACCCAATGACAAGATTGTTGGCGTTAGCCAGGGCTGGAAGCTGGGAGGCGCCATCAAGACCGCTGAACGCTGGCTCGCTGACGGTTCATTTGCTCCGGCAGATCAGCCTCTGATGGCTTGGTGCGTGGGCAATGCCCGAATCGAGCCGCGGGCCAACTCAATACTGATTACCAAGCAGGCATCTGGCTCGTCGAAGATCGACCCGCTGATGGCCATGCTCAACGCGGTAACGCTAATGGCGCTTAACCCGCCAGCAGCAACAAAGAAATACCAAATGTTCGTGCTCGGCTAACGCCAGGCAATAACCAACAGACCCGCTCCGGCGGGTTTTCTCGTTTCTGGAGGTCCGAAATGGATCTGGAAAAGATGGCGGCCGGCACCACTCGCGTGCACAGCGTCGTGACTATCAAGGCGATCGATGATGAGGCGCGCGAGTTCGTGGGCATCGCATCGACCCCGGCGACCGACCGTATGGACGACATCGTGGAGCCGTCCGGTGCCGAGTACAAATTGCCGTTGGCGCTGCTCTGGCAGCACGACCGCATGCTTCCTGTGGGCACCATCCTCACTGCAAAGGCGACCAAGGCCGGCATTGAGGTTCGCGGCAGCATCCCGAAGGTGGACGCCCCGCAAGGACTGGCAGCTCGCCTGGAAGAGGCATGGCAATCACTTAAACATCAACTGGTGCGCGGTCTGTCTATCGGCTTCCGCCCGCTTGAATACAGCTTTATGGATAACGGCGGCATCCACTTCACCAAATGGGAATGGCTGGAATTATCCCTGGTGACCATCCCGGCAAACGCCGAGGCCACCATCACCTCAATCAAATCGTTCGACCGTGAGCAGCTGGCCGCGTCAGGCAAGAAGCTGCCCACGGTTGTGCGCATTGGTAAACCTGCCGGCGCTTCGGCAAGCATCACCAAAACCCTAAAAGTACCGAAGCCCCAGGAGGGCAATGCAATGAAAACTATCGCTGAGCAAATTGCCGACTTCGAGTCGACACTGAAACAGAAGCAGAACGGCATGGATTCCATTCTGGACAAGTCCGCCGAAGAGGGCGCCACACTGGACGTTGACCAGCGCGAAGAGTACGACACTCTGAAAGCTGAGTCTGACGCCATCGAAAAGCACCTGGATCTGCTGCGCGATCGCCAGAAGCGCGAAGCCAAGACCGCCAAGCCCGCCACTCCATCCGTAGGTGGCGAAAAGGCTGCCGAATCTACCGGTTTCGAGATCGGCAAGGGTCTGCAGGTTCGCGCCAAAAACACACAGAAGCTTGAGCCCGGCATTGCATTCGCCCGTGCCGCCAAGTGTCTGGCCTTGGGTCACCTTGAGCACCGCAACGCCATCGACATCGCCAAGTCGCTGTATGACGGCCAAGACTCGATCATCGCGGCTACCCACCGTCTGGTGACGAAAGCTGCTGTACCTGCTGCGACCACTAGCGATTCAACATGGGCTGGCCCGCTGGTCGGTGATGAAACCTCTGTGTACGCCGACTTTGTTGAGTACCTGCGTCCGCAGACCATCATGGGCCGCTTTGGTCAGGGCGGCATCCCGTCTCTGCGCCGGGTTCCCTTCCGCGTGCCGCTCATCGGCCAGACCTCTGGCGGTGACGGCTACTGGGTTGGTGAGGGCCAAGCCAAGCCGCTCACCAAGTTCGACTTCAGCCGCACCACGCTGGAGCCGCTGAAAGTCGCCAACATCGCTGTTGCGACCATGGAGACCATCCGCGACTCCAGCCCGTCCGCCGACCTGATCATTCGTGACCAGCTGGCTGCCGCGCTGCGTGAGCGCCTGGACCTGGACTTCATCGACCCGGCCAAAGCTGCCTCTGCCGGCGTCAGCCCGGCTTCAATCCTTAACGGCGTTACCGGCATCGTTTCCAGCGGCACTGATGCGGATGCAGTTCGCGCTGACCTGAAGGCATTGTACGGCCAGTTCATCGCAGCGAATAACGCGCCAACCTCTGGCGTGTTCGTGATGCCCGCAACTGTGGCGCTGTCTCTGAGCTTGATGGTCAACCCGCTGGGTCAACCCGAGTTCCCCGGCATCACCATGATGGGCGGCACGCTGTCCGGTCTGCCGGTAATCGTCTCCGAGTATGTGCCTGCGGATACTAGTGGCTACATCGTGGCCCTGGTCAACGCCAGTGATATCTACCTGGGTGATGAAGGTGGCATTGACCTGTCGATGTCTACCGAAGCGTCGCTGCAGATGGACAACGCGCCGGACAATCCAACCACCGCAAGCACTGTCATGGTCTCTTTGTGGCAGCGCAACCTGGTCGGCTTCCGCGCAGAACGCAGCATCAACTGGGCTCGCCGTCGCGACTCGGCTGTGGCGTATCTGACCGGCGTCAACTGGGCATAACCGAGCCATCTGGCTCAAGGGGCTGCACTGCGGCCCCTTCTACAAGATGGCATGGAGAAGAACATGAAAGTCACCTTTACGCACAAGAGCGGCCGGCAGCAGGACATGCACGAGCGATTTGCTATTCCGCTGCAGAAGCTGGGGCGCGGCACCTACATGACGAAGGTTATGCGCGCAGAAGAGGTGCCAGCCCTTGAGGTTGTCGAGCCTGTTGAGCCGGTGGAGGATGCCGAGCCAGCAGACGAGCAAGAAAAGCCAGTCAAGCGCCGCGCGCGCAAGACTAAAGCCGAAGACCAAGAGTAAAGGATCGCCATGCGACTTTTCGGGATGGAGATAAAGCGCCGCGAGAAAGCCTTGTCGCAGGTGCCTGCGTCCCGTGGCTGGTGGCCGATGGTCAGCGAGCCTTTCACTGGGGCATGGCAGCGCAACAAGGAAGAGCGCCTTGATTCGCTTATGCAGTATCCGACCCTGTACGCCTGCGTTTCGCGCATCGCTACAGACATCGGCAAGCTGCCGTTTGCGCTGAAGGGCAAAGCATCGTCTGGCATCTGGCAGACTGTTGAGAATGCCGACCTTTCGCCCGTACTGGCGCGCCCGAACCATTACCAGACGCCGCAGCAATTCCGCGAAATGTGGGCGCTGTCAAAGCTGGCGCAGGGCAACACCTACGGCCTGAAGGAGCGGAACGCCCGCGGTACCGTGGTCGCTGTTTACGTTCTCGATCCTTGCCGCGTGATGCCGCTGGTTTCTGATTCCGGCGAAGTGTTCTATCAACTCTACACCGACAACCTGAACCAGCTGCCTGAGCTGGATGGCCAGATCACTGTGCCAGCGTCCGAGATTATTCACGACCGCTGCATCTGTCCGTTCCATCCGCTGATCGGGCTTCCGCCTATCGCGGCTGCACACTGGCCGGCACTGAAGAACATGCGCATCCTGAAATCCTCTGCCGAGTTCTTCGCAAACAACGCCCAGCCATCCGGCATCCTTTCTGCGCCGGGCGCTATCTCCGACCCTACCGCCGACCGACTGAAGACATACTGGAACGAGAATTTCACGGGGTCGAATGCTGGCAAGGTTGCCGTGGTGGGTGATGGACTGCAGTTCGTTTCCCTGGCATCAAAGTCGGTGGACTCGCAGATGGTCGAGCAGTTGCGCTATTCCGATGAGCAGATTTGCCAGCCGTTCGGGATCCTGCCGTTCAAGGTTGGACTGGGCAGCATTCCTGCCGGCCTGACCGTAGATGCCATCAACCAGCTCTACTACAACGACGCTCTGCAGGCGCCCATCCAGGCAATGGAGGCGCTGCTGACGGCCGGGCTTGATGCGGTACCTCTGCGCGTGGATATGGATGAAACGGTCCTGATGCGCATGGATATGGGCAAGAAAGCCGAATACCACAGTGCCCTGGTATCGGGCAGCATCGAGACCATTAACAACGCGCGCCTTGAGTTCAACCTTCCCCCGCTGGAAGGCGGCGACACTGTGTACATGCAGCAGCAGGACTTCCCGCTTGAGCAGGTGCGCCAGAACGTGTTGCCGAGTAATGCGCCGGCGCCGGCAGACGAGCCAGAACCAACCGACGAAGAAGTCGACGATCAGGCGCGTGCACTCGCTGCCTTTTTCCAAAAGGAGATGACCCGTGCCCTCAATGCGTGAGCTTGAAGCCCAGGCAAAAGCCTTGGCCCCGATCATGACCGGGATTGTGGCAGGCGTGCGCGACGAGCTGCGCAAAGAGTTCGCCGGAGAGCTTCAACGGCGTGACAATCGTATTTCTGATCTGCAGAAAGCGCTGGACGAACGCCCCGACCTTGATGCTATTGCCAAGCAGGCGGCAGCTCTGGTGCCTGCGCCAGAAAACGGCGAGGATGCTGACCCCGAAGTAATCAAGCAGATGGTCGCTGATGCAGTTGCCGAGCTACCCACGCCGGAGCCGGGCAAAGACGGCAAGAGCGTCACCCTTGAAGACGTGGCCCCAATGATCCGCGAAGAAGCGGCCAAGGCTGCGGCCGATCTGCCGGCCCCCAAAGATGGCGAATCAGTCACAGATGAAGATGTACGCCCGATGCTAAACGAGCTGATTACCGAGGCCGTCAAAGCCCTGCCAGTACCAGAGGCAGGCAAAGACGCCGACATGGATGCAATCAAGCGGCACGTCGAGCAGATGGTCAAAGGCATTGAACCCGCACCGGCTCCGACCGTTGACGAGGTCGCCGCGACCTTTGAGCGCCGTTTCTCAGACCTTGCCCTGTCCTGGGAGCGCCAAGCGCGTGACACCTTCGACAAAGCAGCAGATCGCATGCCGACGCCGAAGAATGGCCGTGACGCACTGCCGCTGGATAGCTTCGACCTGACGCTGGGCGAAGATGGCCGCACCGTCACCGTGAAGATGCAAGCTGGCGATACCGTGCTTGAGAAGTCCGTCAAGATCGCTGCCGTGGTAGACCGCGGCGTATTCAGCAAAGAAAACGACGATTACCAGAAGGGCGACGGCACCACTTACGGTGGTTGCTTCTGGATTGCGCAGAAGGATGCACCGGAAGGCGTGCCCGGCGGCTCTGCTGACTGGAGAATGGCTGTGAAGAAAGGCCGCGACGGCAAAGACCTGCGGCCGAACTCGTCAAGTCATGACCCTGACAAAGGGGTGAAGCTGAAATGATTTACGTCACCCTGGAGCAGGCAAAGCATCAGCTGCAGATGGACCATGACGACGATGACAGCCTGATCGCCGGTTACATTAAGTCCGCATCCAAGGCAGTGAAAAACTATATCAAGTCTGCGTCGCCGTTTGAGGTTGAGCGCGATGCTCACGACAACCCGGTACTGGATAGCAGCGGTGACCCGATCTACATCACCGACAGCCAGGGTGATTTTATCGTGAGCTCTGAGGTCCAGCAGGCCACGCTGCTGCTGGTCGGCTACTTCTACAAAGACCGCGACAACAACGCAGACGGCGCATACGAGCAGGGCTATTTGCCTAAGCCGGTTACCGCTCTGCTGTACCCGTTGCGCGATCCTGCGCTGACGTGAGGTGAGTATGCAAAGAAATCATCAGGCGCAAGATCTCTGGCGGCATCGCTCATGGTTTTTCTGGTATCAGTGCTGCGCCTGCAATAAGGACTTTCGCCGAGAGCTAGGGTGGAGAGCTTTTACCGGTCCGTATTATGGCGGGCATGGCGTATTCCGCTACATCTGCGGCAGCTGTGCATCCACCCGTGAGCAGGCGTCTGGCATCATCAATAGCGCGCCATGGGTTCCAAAAATGAGGCCTAAGGCACCCGCTCCGCCGCCGAGGCCGAGCCAGGGTGACTGGATACTCGTGAAGGGCGTGCGTGTGCCGCGCCTGTATTCCTCGGGTGCCGAATAATGGGAATCAAAGCCGGACGCCTGCGCCACCGCATCGCTATTCAGCAGAAGGTGACAAGTCGTGACCCGAACAGTGGCGCGCAGATCGTCACATGGCAAACCGTCACCGGCTGGGAGTCAGTGCCCTGCGCCATCGATCCGCTGAGCGTCAAAGACTTCATGGCCGCGCACGCCAATCAGTCCGAGATAGTGGCCCGCATTACCCTGCGCCATCGTGACGGCCTGCTGCCCACCATGCGACTGGTTCATAACGGCAAGATTTATAACCCGGCAGGCTTTTTGCCTGATCCGGATAGCGGGCTGAATTATGTGGTGGCGCCTTGCAGCCAGGGCGTGAACGAGGGATGATTATCTCAATCAGAACGGCTGGTTCTGGTCGCCGGGCCCGGTGACTTTGGATATGCCGTAATGTGAAGCGGGATAGACGATTCGCGCGGCATGGGTGACGCCTTGCTGGGGTGTTTCGAGACGAGTTTTGGCACCGGCTCCCGTGGATTAGTACGCGCTGTCAACGCATGCAAGGTGCTAGCAAACACACAGAACCCGCTTCGGCGGGTTTTTTAATGGGCGCGATAAATGATCTGGTCAGGCCAAACCGTTTGCTGCATAGCCAGCGGCCCAAGCCTCGCCGCTAATGATTGCGCTCTGATCGAGCAGGAAGGACTGCCAACCATCGCCGTGAACAGCTCATGGCAGATGGCGCGCTTTGCTGATGTTATCTATGCCGCTGACCCGGCGTGGTGGGATCACAACCAACACCTGATAGACGTGCCGACAGAGCGCTGGTCCAGCTACCAGAGCGCAGACACAAAGTACGGCATCAACCGCCACCGCGTACCGAACCAGCCGCACAACAGCGGTATGCGGGCAATACAGTTTGCCATTGAGCGCGGCGCGGCAAGGGTGCTGCTGTTGGGTTATGACTGCTCGGTGAAGGGCGGTACCCACTGGCACGGTGACCACAAGAGCACAAGGAACCCGGACGCCAAGCGCTGCGCCATGTGGCTTCAGCAGTTCGCCATGATCGACCGCAAGCAAACCGAAATCATCAACTGTTCACGGGAAACGGCATTGGCCTGCTTCCCGCGCATGACTCTGGAGCAAGCCCTGTGCTGAAAACCTTCTCAGGCCGCAATGCATCACAGAATGAATTTGAGCTGCGCAGCTTTATCAATCTGCTGAATGAGCATGGCGTAAAGCGCTATCTGGAAGTGGGCAGCCGCCATGGCGACACATTCCACGAGGTGATGACCAGCTTGCCAGTGGGTAGCTATGGGTGCGCGGTTGATCTGCCTGGCGGTCTGTGGGGAAAGAAGAAGACAGAAGAAGTATTGATGGCCGTGGCAGAAGACTTACGCGCCAAGGGCTACATCATCGACGTTGTGCTGGGTAACAGCACCCACAAAGATGTGATCGAGCGAATCAAGGGTTACGGCCTGTTTGATGCCGCCCTGATCGATGGCGACCACACCTACAAGGGCGCAAAGACCGACTGGCTGAACTATGGGCCGCTGGCTCGCCTGGTCGCCTTTCACGACATTGTAGGTCAAGGCATGCGCGAGAAGGTACACGGCAACCCGGTTGAAGTGCCCCGGCTGTGGGCAGAGATTGCCGAAGAGAAAGAACGCTGTGTTGAGTTCATCGACACCGGCTCCAACATGGGGATTGGCGTATGCATATCACACTGATTTCCAGCCCTCGCGCACAGCACCAGCTTGAACACCAATCAGCCCTTGCTGCCGGATTTGAGGCGCTTGGCTTTGATGTGACCCTGACCCACGGCCAGGCAGCCAGAACCAAGCACGTTGCCTGCTGGGGGTGGCGGCTTGGTCAGAAGCTGCGTGCTGCTGGCCATGAAGTACTGGTTATCGAGCGCGGCTACCTTGGTGACCGCTTTGCCTGGACGTCGCTCGCCTGGAATGGTCTGAACGGCCACGGCGAGTTCCCGGCGGCGCACGATGATGACGGCGCCCGGTTTCGCGAACACTTCACCATTCAACCTTGGAAAGATGGCGGTGATTACGTTCTGCTGATGGGGCAGGTGCCGGGTGATGCCAGCCTGCAGGGCAAAGACCTAATGCCCTGGTACGAGCAGACAGCCGAGCGCGCCGCGGCGGCCTATGGGCTTCCAGTCAAGTTTCGCCCGCATCCACTCACCGCCCGCAAAGGCATCAAGCAGCAGCTGCGCATGGCGACCAACTCACGCGGAACCTTGGAAGAGGATCTGGCCGGCGCTGCTGTCGCCATCTGCTACAACAGCAACTCCGCCGTGGATTCAGTGCTGGCAGGCGTGCCGACCATCACCGCGGATGTAGGCGCTATGGCCTGGGATGTAACCGGCCACAAGCTGGGCGAGATCGCCAAGCCAGACCGCGAACAATGGGCGCACGACTTGGCCTGGAAGCAGTGGGCCCTGGCAGAGATCGAAAGCGGGGAAGCACTCAAGGGCCTGGTAGGCCATGACTGATTCCGTATCGGTGAACATCGACGGCCTGGCTGAAGTGTTGGGCAAGTTCGAGGCCATCGAATACGACCTCAAGAAGAAGGGCGGCCGCTTCGCCCTGCGCAAGGCTGCCCAGCTGGTGCGAAATAAGGCCCGGCAGAACGCCGAGGCTATAGACGATCCAGAGACCGACGCCAACATCGCTAAGAACATCGTGGAGCGCTGGTCTGGCCGCACCTTCAAGCGTACCGGTGACCTGATGTTCAGGGTGGGCGTGATGGGCGGCGCTGGCGGTAGTGCTACATCAGCTTCGCTCGACGGGCTGCCCGGCAAGGATACCCGGCATTGGCGCTACAAAGAGTTTGGCACCGAAGACATCGCCGCCACTCCATTCATGCGCCGTGCGCTGGCAGACAACATAGCCGCCGCCATCAATGAGTTTGGCGACCAGTACGAGAAGAAAATGAACCGAGCGATCAAAGCAGCCAAGAAAAAGGCGGGCGTCCAGTGATACCACCAATCTATCCAGTCTGTGCTGCCTCTGCTGCTGTGCAGGCGGTGCTGGGAAACCCGCCAAGTCTCTGGCCGTTTGGCGAAGCGCCGGAGGGCATCACTGATCCCTATGCCGTATGGCAGGTGATAAACGGCGCTCCAGAGAACTACATCAACCAAGTGCCAGACATGGACAGCTACAGCTTGCAGGTAGATGTCTACGGCAAAACCGGCGAATCAGTAACCGATGTCGCCAAAGCGCTGCGAGACGCCATCGAGCCGCACGCCCATATCACCAGCTGGGGCGGCCAGAGCAAAGACCCGGAAACCAAGCGATACCGTTACACCTTCAGCGTTGACTGGTTCAAGTCGCGCTAAAACGAGCAACCCCAAACAACCCGCTTTTGCGGGTTTTTTTATGCCTGAAAACCCGCAACAGGAGTATTACCAATGAGCGTTCAAACTCAAGGCACGCAGGTGTTCTTTATTGACCCCGAGGATGATTCCGTCGGATTCGTTCAGTGTGCCACCGCACTGACCCCCGGCGGGTCGCCTGCTGACCCAATTGAAACTACCTGCCTCGAAAGCTTTGACCGAGAATACGTTTCTGGGCTGCGCACGCCAGGGCAGGCCACCGCTTCAGTCAATGCTGACCCGCAGGTGCCATCTCACGTCCGCCTCCACGAAATGAGCCAAGAGAATCCCGCGCCTACGGTTAAATGGGCTGTTGCGTGGTCCGACGGAACAGCAGTACCGACCGTGGATAGTGCGGGCGACTTTATCTTGCCTGAAACGCGCACCTGGCTGGTATTTCAGGGCTATGTCGCGGACTTCCCCTTCGACTTCCAGATCGGCGCAGTAGTCACCACCGCAATGACCATTCAGCGCTCAGGTGGCAGCACCTGGGTTAAGAAGGTAGCCCCATGAACCTGACCATCGAAAACCTCAAAGCAGCGGGCGCCTTCACGGGCGCCCCTGTGAAAAAGGAAATCAAGTGGAAGCAAGCCGATTACATTAGCGTCGATCTATGCGAAGACTTTGTGGACGGGGAAAACCTATACCTACTTGTGAGGATAGGTGAAGCAGGCGACGAAGAAAGCTATGAAGAGTGGCATCGGTCCGAAGACGGCGACCATGTTCTGCGATTATCCGAACATACAGCTACTACTTACGTGCGCCGGATTGGTTACGCCGCAGCCATGGCCGACATTACCTCATCTATCAGCAAATCAGACCCGGTTGCCGGCCGCATCGCTTCCAGCATCTGTGATGCCGAGGGCAAGGCGGTATTTACCCCGGCAGACATTACCGGTGAAGCCGATCCGGAGCGCGGCCCAATGAGTCGTGAGCTGGTGCTGGAATTGCTCCGCGTAATGGGCGAGGTCAACGGCGCGGGAAAGACGAAGAGCTGAGCGAACTGGACGAGTTCTGGCACGAGCTCGTCCTGTCCGGGGTGGGAGGTAACACCATCGCTGAGGCCCAGCAGCGACTCGGCTATCAAGAGGCGCTGCAATGGATGAAGTATAGGAGGCTTCGCGGCGGCTTCAACCTGGGTATGCGTGTAGAACGAGGGTCAGCGCAGCTTTCAACGCTCTATGCGAACGCGCACAGCAAGAACGGCGGCTACAAGATTTACGACTTCATGCCGCACATGGAAGAGCCGCCTATGACGCTGGAGCAGGCGATGGAGAAGTGGAAGTAAAGAAAAAGTTGGTATCGGTATACAAACAACTAAGCCCGACAGGTTCACGCCTTTCGGGTTTTTTTGTGCCCGCCGAAAGGCGGTGCAACAAGCAGGCTAGGCCAGATCAGCCGAAAAGGGACGGTTTGCTCCGCCTTCGCCCCTGCCTGCTTACCCCTTTACAGGCGGAAGGAGCTGCACATGAATAACGTGATTCCATTTCATTACCAAGGCCAGCCGGTTCGTTTCAATACTGCCGGGTGGATTAATGCAACTGATGTGGCTGGTCGCTATGAAAAGCGCGTAGACCATTGGCTGGCAAACGCTGAAACCAAGCAATACATCCAGGCATTGGCAGAGGCGTTAAATACCCGAGATTCCGGGGATTTAATTCTGACAAAACGCGGGCGAGGTGGCGGCACCTGGCTGCACCCGAAGCTGGCTGTAGCATTTGCAAGATGGCTGGATGTTAAGTTCGCCGTCTGGTGCGACCTGCACATCGACGCCCTACTGCATGGCGAGCTTAACGAACGCCAGCAATTCGAGCGCGCTTGTAAGGCTCTGGACGATGCGCGGCACGTCGCAAGCCTGAGTGGCAAAGAGCTGGCCGCCTGGCGCTGGAAAAAGCCGGGGCTGGAATGCCAAGTAGATCATTGGCGCGAGCAACTGCAGATGACGTTGGGATTGGATGCCGCTTGACGAACTGAAATTTCGGGTGCATAGTTTGCCCGTCGCTGCCAATTCAGCGACCGGGCTTGGTAACCCGAGTAAGCAAAGGCGCACGACGCCTGTATGGCGTTTTTTTGTGCCCGCTTTATGGCGGGCCGTGCGTGGGAGGGCTTCGGCCCTGCCGGGTCCCTTTGCCCCGGTTTACCAACCCGCGTACGGTTCGCCTCCCTCTCGCTTGGTAACGAAGGTGGCGAACTCCAACAGCAAAGGAGTTTCACCATGAATGCCGCTCAGATCATTCCGTTTAGCTTTGACAAGAAAGAAGTCCGCACCACTCTGATTAATGACCAGCCTTGGTTTGTCGCCAAGGATGTTGCCGCAGCGCTTGAGTATCGCGAGGCGGATCGATTCACGCGCTGGCTAGACAGTGATGAGAAGGGTACCCACATTGTGGGGACCCCTGGCGGAGACCAGGAAATGCTGGTCATCAACGAGTCTGGCCTGTACTCCGCAATCCTGCGCAGCCGCAAAGCCGAAGCCAAGCGCTTCAAGAAATGGGTTACCGCCGAAGTACTCCCGGCCATCCGTAAGCACGGACGCTACGAAGATCGCCGCAATCAGATGGGTGCTTTGGTGCTGGAAGCAATCGGCGTTTCCGAGCTGACAGCCATCAAGGGCGTTATCAGCGACAAAGCCAAGCACGTGCCAAAGGAAAGACGGCTCGGTTTCATGCAAACAATGCATCGCCGCCTGCATACCCGTTTCAACGTTGCGCGCACCGAGCTGATACCGCATAAGGATTTTGCTGACGCCTGTAATTTTGTCGCCGCGTACAGCCTTGAAGGCGAGTGGCTACCCAAGGAAGAGAAGCGCGAGCAGTTTGACGACTGGCTTAACCTGAATGCACTGATCAGCTGCATGCGACAGAGTTACGAAATATTTGCCAAGCATGATCTGTATAAGCACCTGACTGGCTTGGGTAGCAGGGCAGGCATTGAGATTCATGACTATCTGGCTGATGGGCGCGGAATTGCAGGAATGCTAAAGCGTCAGTATGCGGACCCCCTGGGCGAAGCTGAACGACAAGCACGTGCGATCTGTGACAGGGCGCTAGCTACCAACTAGGAAGCAAGAAGGTAAAAACCGAACCCAGCTAATGCTGGGATTCGGTGCTGGCATACGATACATTCTCCTTATCTATCAGGGAGGAATGCTCGTGGAAAAGAAGAAAACCAGCTTTGTAACTTGGCTAGTTCTGTTTACCGTTATTATTGTCGCGGGTAATGCGATGTTGAGTGAAGACCCGCCTACCCCACCAAAGCCGCAGAAAACCGAAGAGCAAAAGCTTGCTGATGCAGAGAATGCCAAGTCATACGCTTATGTAATGGCTGCAGAAAAGATATTAAGGTCGGGGTTGAAAGATCCCGAATCTGCAAAGATTAGTCGCTCCCACTACAGTGAACCTTACGTTTGTGGGTATTTGAACGCTAAAAACTCCTTTGGTGGCTTCACTGGCGATAAAGAGTTCATGGTTAATACTGTTACCGGGGAGGTGTTTGTTAGAGAGCAGACCGGCAATTTCGTTTCTTTATGGAACGAACACTGTATTTAGTACGATCGTTTATTCAAGCCCGCTTCGGCGGGTTTTTTATTGCCCGATATTAAGCCCGCCTTGAGCGGGTTTTTTTATGCCTGGAGAAAAGCATGGCAAGCAAAAGCCTCGGCACCCTCACGCTGGATCTCGTCGCCAAGACGGGCGGATTTACCGGGCCAATGGACAAGGCAGCACGCCAGACCAAGAAGAACTCTGACCAGATGGCCAAGGCAGGCAAGGCTGTCGGCGTGGCTATTGGCGCTGGCGCCGTTGCTGCTGTTGCTGGCATATCGTTGATGATCGCGCGCGAGCGAGACCTGATCGACGAGCAGGCCAAGGTCGCGCAGAAGCTCGACACCACCTACGAGAGCATGGCCAACTTGCGCCGCGCTGGAGAGCTTGGCGGCGTTGGCTTTAACACCATTGAGACCGCCGGCCGCACGCTGAACGCCAATATTGGCAAGGCAATTCAGGGCGTCACCTTGCAGGCGGATGCATTCGAGCGCTTGGGCTTGAGCGCTCAAGAAGTCTATGACGTTCCGCTTGATCAGCGCATTGCCATGATCAACAAAGCGCTGGACGAGAATGTCAGTGCTTCAGAGCGCGCCGCAGTAGCTGGTGATCTGTTCGGTACCCGTAATGCCGCCGCCATACAGCAGCTTGACCCTGGAACCATTGCAGAGGCTGCGCGCCAGGTAGAGATATTCGGACTCAACCTGTCGGACGTCGACGCGGCAAAGGTCGAGATGGCCAACGACGCCATGAGCACGTTCGGCCTGCTGACGGACGGTATCGGCAAGCAGCTAACAGTTCAGCTGGCACCGATACTCAAAGCTGTAGGAGATGAGTTTTTAAATTCTGCAGACGAGGCGGGCGGGCTGGGCAATCAGGTAGAAGACGCCGTTGAAATGGCTGTTAGCGCTCTCGCGTTCATGGTCGATGCTGGAGACGGCGTTGGCCGGGTTTTCAGCGTGGTTGCCGACACCATAGTAGGTACATTTGCCACCGGGGAATACTGGGTCAAGCGGATATCTGCATCAATTATAGAGACAGTAGAGAGTATCCCCGGCGTTGATCTGGATATTGATACTGAAAGTCTGCGAAAATCTGCGGCGCAAGCTCAGCAGATTGCCTTCGAAGCCGCCAAAGAAATTTCCAACGCTATCAATGAGCCGCTGGCTGGAGAGCGTTTGCGTAAGGCCTACAAGGCAGCGCAGGAAGCCGGGGAGGCTGCAGCGGAAGCAGCAGTGAAACTACGCAAAGATAACGAGGACACCGGCGATTCATTTTTAGACCTGGCCGACTCGGCTAACGCAGCTACTGACGCCATCGCCAGTCAGCTGGAACAGCTCGACTTGCAGGTCGCGACAATGAAGATGAGCGATGATGCGGCTACTCTATTCAAGCTCGCGCTGGATGGCGCAACAGATTCTCAAATCGCTCATGCAAAGGCGGCGCTG